CGTTCTCTTTGCGTTCCCCTTTTGTTCGCCTCTCTTTCGCCTGGTATTCTCTCTCTTTATCTCAATAATAGAAGAAAATAGCTGAAATCGATAGATATATGGAGATTACCGGCTATGAATCCCGGAAAATCGGCATAGCTTGCCCAATAAAAGCATTTTTTTCCTCCTTGCGTTCAAAGCTGGAAGAGATTAGAATAATAAACACGAACAAACGTTCTTATTTCGTTCGCATTTTTGGAAACAGTTTACGTTAAATCACGATACTTGCGGTTGAAGCTTGAACTGCCTTCACACCAATCTGATCTTTCATACGGAGGTTTTGAACTATGGGAAAAGCACGCATCGATTTGGACAAAGGCTCCCGGGACTACGCCCGCAAGTATGGGCTGATTGACGCCAAAGGGATCGAGCTTCTGCTCCGCGACGGACATCATATACGATCAAGAACTTATTATGCCGGCGATTATGCCGGAGTCGATATTTTAACGGATTTGCAGCGTGCCATGGAAGCCGCCTCTTTAACACCACGGCAAAGCGAGTCCATCGCCTGGGTTTACGGCTGTGACCTTCCCCTCGATACGGCGGGTTTGCTGATGGGGGTTACCAAGCAAGCCGTTCGCCATGCCGTCCGCTGCGCTACCGAGAAGATTGCCGCTGTATTTAAACATTGGAGCGATTGCGAACAAAGCAGGAATGAACTTAGTAAAGCAGGTGAGCTGCATGAACTATAACTACACATCCGACTTTGAACGGCAGGTCAATCAGCTCGTCCTCCGCGGTATTCTGGACCGCAGCATCCGTATGAACGAAATCCGGAAGCTGATCGAGTCGCACATGGACTCAATGAACCATAAGCCGGACACGACACAGCTGGAACGGCTTGCGGATTATATTTTAAAAGAAGAGCTGACCGATCCGAATCCTTATAAAATGTCGCATACGCCTTATCCCATCCTCAGTCCCTGGCAGCAGGAGCTGCGCTATCGCCGTGAAGTGACGCTCAAGGTCGCCGAAGAAATCGGTGCGGACGGACAGCGGTATGCAGCCCCCAAACGACGCCACCGTTCTACCAAGGAGCTCCTGCTGCTGGACGAACAGGCTTGCATCCGCAATGCCGAGCGTGCCGCTCAGTACCAGAAGGATACGGCTCCTGGACCTATAAGTGTTTATCACCTCCGGCCGGACGAAATCCCCCCTCCCTCTCGTAATAGTAAGTATCTAGAAAAAAGTTAAATACTTACCTTTACTTCTCCCCTATCTCAAACCTATACGTTATGAAACGGTTGATACCTCGCTGAACCGGCGGTATCAGACTCCGTCACTACACCGGGAGGTGACTGCATCATAGCGTATCGGCTGACGAAGGCATACTCAGCGGACGAAGCTTGCAGAGGAGATCCGCTGCTCCCGCTTCCTCCTTTCCTCATTTTTCATTGAACGCTTGAAGCCAACGGCCCGCGATCAATCTATCGAAAGGGGTGACGAAGTGTCACTCATTCAAGAAATGCTGTCGGTAGAAGCTTTTCTGAAGACAAAGTTTCCCGAAGCCGCTACCCTGCTTTATGAAGCGCCGTCCACGGCTCCCGCAAACAGCTTCAGTATCGTGCTGCTGAACGATTTGCGCACCTCGGAGACGCACCTGCACATCCGAACGGAGCGCGAATACCAGCTGCGGTATACCGGAGCGAGCGCAGAAGAAGCACTGGAGACGATGGACAAGCTCAGCTCTTACATGTATCAGACCCCGTTCATTCCCGTTCAGGGCCTGCCGCGGTTCATTCGCATCGCTTCCTATGCCTTTACTGCCGCAGCCTTAAATGAGAGCGGCCAGTATACCTGCACCGGCAGCCTGCGAACCGAGGGCCGGGTGGCGCGAACACAGGAGGCCTACGAAAAAATGCAGCATGTGCATGTCCAACAAGTTACCGTTTAACACAGCTGCCTGAAGGAAGCCCTGAAGCAGCAGATAGCCGAGCAGAACATGAACCACAATACTAAGGAGGTTTCACCATGGCTGGAGGCACTTGGGATGTAACATCTTTACCGGTTCGTCCGGGATTGTATTTGAACTTTAAAGAGGCGGCGGCCGCACAGATTGTTGGAGGCGCACGCGGGATTGTCGCCATTCCTTTGACGTCGTTCGCAGAAGGTACGGCTGAGGCCAAAGCTTTTTATACGGTCGGCAATGAAACCGAAGCCGCGAAGCTGTTCGGCGCAGATCACATCCAATCCATCAAGCTGGCCCTGCAGGGCGGAGCGAAGGAAGTGCTCGTTTATACGCTTCCGGAAAGCGCAGAGGCGGCGGATTATGCGGATATGCGCGCTGCCTTCGACACGCGGCCTTTTAACGTATTCGCCTACGACGGAGAGTTCAGCGAAATCGAACAAACCGCGCTCAAAGCCTGGATTGCCGCGAATCGCGAAGAAGGCAAGCACTTCATGGCCGTTATCGGCGGCACCTCGGCTGCCGATACGGACCCTGCCCAGGGCAACGCCCGCTCGATTGCACACAATGACATGTACATCGTGAATTTAATCAGCGGCGTATCCATCCAAGGGACAGCCTACAGCTCTGCACAATTCGCCCCTTATGTTGCCGGGATGATTGCAGGCACTGCCATCAATCGTTCCATTACCTACGCGCCGATTGCGGCTGACGATGTAACCAAGCGTCTGACAAGTTCACAGGTGAAGGATGCGCTGCTAGCCGGGTCTCTCGTGCTGGTTCATGACGGAGAAAAGGTGAAGGTCGAGCAGGGATTAACCTCGAGCAAGCACAAAATCCGCGGCATTCGCACCCGGCAAGCGGTGAGCACCGATATTGCCAGAACGGCAAACGATACCTATATCGGGAAAATCGATAACAGCAAAGACGGTCAAGCCGCTTTGATCAGCGCCGTGAAGGCTTATCTGGAATCCCTCGAAGCGTATAATACGCTGTCCGATGTGAGTGTTATTCTCGATCCGCAGCATCCGAGCACAGGCGATTCCGTATACCTGCAGATCAGCTACCGCGAAATCGATTCGATGGAACGCATTTTCCTGACAGTTACTCTTTAATGGCCTGAATATTTCATCAACTAAAATAAAGGACGGTGCATCAGTATGCCTATCTTGGACTCCACTCGAACGATTCAAGGCAGCTTCGGAGAAATTTGGTGCGAGGGACAATGGTTGTCCAACTTCTACTCCGGCGAAGCGACAGCCGAAATTTCCTATGAGAAAATTAAACGCGCCGGCAGCCGTATCAGCGGGAATAAAGCGGGAACGATCGAGCTGTCCGGTACGATCAAGGGCTATAAAGTGACCTCCGAGCTGGCTGGCAAAGTCGCTCAGGTCATGAACAGCAGCAAATCGGCTTTCGTGACCGAATTGAACATGAAGCTGAACGATCCGGAAGCATACGGCTATGAATATGTACGCCTGAAAGGTGTGCAGTTCACCAAGATCGACCTGATGAAGTTCGAGCACGGTACGATTGTCGAAACGGAATGGCCGTTCGTATTCGACGATTTTGAATGGCTGAGCGAAATTAAAGTCAATTAATCCGGCCTGAAGGTCCACAACCCCGCGGTACCTGCCGCGTTCACATATTCGAGGAATCCAACGGCTTGCGTTGGGTTCCTTTTTTATTACAAAACCATCTTTGGAGGATGATTATATGGATGCTCTACAAGCTTTTCTGACCGCTGATTTGCATATTGAGAAGGAGCTCCCTTTGCGCCGCCTGAACACGAAGCTGCGGATTCAAGCCATCGATTCCAATACGCTGGACAAAGCACGGGAGCAGGCGACCTTCTATACGGGGACCGGAAAAACCCGCGACCGCGAGGTCGATAACGAGAAGTTCAAAGCCATTCTCATTACCCAAATGGTGACGAATGTCGATTTTGCTAATGCCGAGCTGATGAAAAAGCATCATGCCATCAACGCGGTAGATTGCGTGCGTAAAGCTCTGCTTCCCGGCGAGATCGAGCGGATTGTTAATGAAGGGCTGGCTCTCTCCGGCTTCGGCGATGCCGACGAAACGGTC